ACATTCCAATATTTCGCCAGACTCATGGACAAAGACGGTTTCAACCATTACACCAGTTGCACAATCATAAGACTTCTGAATGAGTGCAATTCCGTTGTCGTTTAATGCGCCCATGACCGCCTCCACGCAAGCAGACAGGTCAGCATAGCGGGACTTGAAATGTGGGTTCGTGCTGGTCTTTAAGGCGGGTCCAAAGGCCTTTTGTGCCTTGACCAGAGCGGCGGCTACTTTGCTGAAGTTTTCCATAATCGTTCCTTAAAGTTGTTTATCTTTGTTTTTTAATTCTGACGGTGGCACCCAGCCCAGGGCGCGAAACCGTTTTAATACATCGGTATTCGCGGCTGGGATGTAAACAAAATTTGGGTCCCGAACGCCAAAACGTTTAACTTGTTTTTTGTTGTTCATGCTGGCACCGCCTGTTTTAATTTGATGGTTCCAAGGCAACGCAAACAAGCCAACCAGGTACGCGACCGGCTAGATTTGGTAACTGGGTCACGCAATTTGCCACACTTGCAACCGCCGCCAAATGCGGCCTTTTGCCTAGCCATCACAGTTGCCATTGATGGCCCTGCCCAGGTTTCAAGTTGATATTTATCTGCAAACATTTTGATTTCCTTAAAGAATCATCGCAAGCCAGACGGTGGCATACAGCGCCGCCGCCGTGGCAAGCGCCATTAAAACGATTTTGAAATTGCTTGGTTCGTTGTTCATGGCGCGTTCCTTATTGACGACCGGCGTTTAAATTGCCGTCCATCACATTGAACAAAACTAATTTTGCGCGATTGAGAGTGAGCCTGGCAGCTTCAGCGTTGCCCATGACTATTTCTTCCTGTGCGTCAGACATAAGGCCAGCGACAACCATGTTTGCACCTACCATTTTGTAAGTGCAGCTGTCTTTGATCTGAGCGAGAAATTCATCAGCGACGCAACCATACATTGATTGTTCGCGATTTGTAGTGGTAGACATTTTTATTTCCTTTTAAAAGACCCGTGAGGGATTAATTACATTGTAAGCCCACTTTACATGGGCTGTCAAGTTTAAGCTGCGATCCGGCCAACAGCGCCGTAACCGTAACCATCATCACCAAGAAAACCAACCCGCGCAAGTGTGACACTTTCTATTGTGTCAAACCCGCTGTGGTTATGGGCCAATTGCATCACAACCCTTTCTTGGTCATAATTGGTTCCATTCAACCAGGCGCCAAAACCATTGTCGTAAACTTCAAACTTCGGGTAACCGTACTTGGCGGCCGCAATCATTACAAATACTTCAAGGTAAGCCGTAGTTAACTTCCGATTTACAAAAATAAAGTTAGCGCCAAACGTTACTTCCTGACCATCGAGCGAACTGTATTTGTTACCTTTGTAGTCGGTCATGCCGTCGAAATAACTACCCTCAAACATACCAACAATTTTTTTAACTTGGGCAGCGCTAGGACCATCGACATACGACACGTTGATGCTGGCGCCGCCGCTGTACACGCTGGATTTGACGCTGAACTTCACACCAGGGAATGATTCTTTTAGAGCAGACCGAACCAGTTTGGCAGTTTCGGCGCAGGAGAGATATTGCTTGGACATTTTGCTTTCCTTTAAAAGACCCGTTGGGGATTAATTTAATTGTAAGCCAACTTTACATTGGCTGTTAAATTTATTTTTTTGTTGCACACTCATTGCAATCACAAGTTACTACTTCCGATTTAATTGACTCACGCATTTCTTTCATAGTGTCGTATCCACGGCAATGTACTACTTCATCAGAGAACCTAAAGCCGTAAGGCAAATACAACATATAACCATCTTCAGTTTTGTCTACATCGGTTTTTAAATTTAATTTGTATTTCATACTTTTTCCTTTAAAGACCCGTTAGGGCGTTATCAATCACAACAATTCCAATGTAAGCCAGCTTTACAAGAAATGCAACATTTATTTAAAATTATTTAAAACTGTTGCAAAAATGCGAAAGTGGGCTTACCATGCGAGCATGACAAAAGCACAAGCAATTGAAAAAGCCGGCACGGCCATGGCACTTGCCAAGCTGTTAGGCATTAAGCGCCAGGCAATAAGCCAATGGGGCGACCATCTGCCGACTGCACGTTACTGGCAGCTGAAGGTGCTGCGGCCGGAATGGTTTACAAACCTGTAGTTGTTCGTTATGATTTATATATCCCTTGGCGGGGAATCATTGGACAAGCCTTAGTTAGCGTCCTGCTTGTGTCCACAAGTCCGCCAACACCTTAAAACGGTGAGGATGCTAACTAAGGCTTTTTTTTGGGCTTTTAATATGCAGATAAAAAATTGGTCAAAGTTTCAACACTTTAAAGACCGTAAACCGCCCTGGGTGAAGTTGTACAGGGAACTATTGGATGACATCGAATGGCACCTTTTAGACCCAAAGGCCGCTAAAGTTTTGACTATGCTGTGGTTGATAGCAAGCGAATTTGATGGCGAATTGCCGGACATAAAGACGCTGGCATTTCGTTTGAGATTGTCTGAAACAGAAACAAAAACAGCGGTTTCTAAGCTATCTCATTGGCTGATACAAGACGATATCAAAACGATATCAGAACGATATCAAAGTGATAGTCTAGAGACAGAGACAGAGACAGAGACAGAGAGAGAGAGAGAGGTCAGCAAACCGATTTCTGCGAAATCTCAATCCACCAGATTGAATCCTGATTGGCAATTACCAGACGATTGGGCAATATGGGCTAAAGAGAATCGGCCAGAATTAAATTTAAATCAAATTGCCGACGGATTTAAGGATTATTGGATTGCCCAACCAGGTGCCAAAGGACGCAAGGCCGATTGGTTTGCAACTTGGCGCAACTGGATACGGACCCAAAAATTAAGCAAGCAGGACAAGGTTTACGAATCGCCCTGGCAAAAGGCGGCGCGTTTACGCATGGCTGAGTTTGCACCAGGCGTCGCAGCTAAAGACCCAAATGCCGCCGCCATCATAGACATGGAGTTTTTTAACAAACCACAGGAGATAAAAAATGGCACTTCCAACAGCAGCGATTGATCGCTTGTTTGACCGGCTGGCAATGTCATACGGGACGGAGTTTACAAACAAGTGGGGAACCCTGGGGAGTGCCGAGGTTAAATCTCATTGGGCGCACGAACTTGGCATTTTTGTTGACAATCTTCAAGCTATTGGCTGGGCGTTGAAAAACTTACCGGACCGCTGCCCGAACTTGATCGAGTTCAAAAGCCTATGTCGCCAGGCGCCGCGGCCGGATATGAAGGCATTGCCACCACCAAGGGCTAACCCTGAAATTGTAGATAAGGAATTGGCAAAAATTGTTCAGAAATTGGCAAAGCCGCAAACCGACAATGTTGACCACAAGCGTTGGGCCAAGAAATTAAAGCAGCGCCACGAAAATGGCGAAAATCTTTCAATGTTTCAAATCAAATGCTACAGGGACGCATTGGAATTAAACACATAAGCGAGGGATAAAAAATGACTGAAGACGAAGCCTGGGACGAAATTGAACGTAGGCAATTAAGACAAAAGCCCAAACCAGTAATTGATTACAGCGAATCAATGATCAAATTAACGGCATTAACTTTGCAATATCGCAAATTGGTCTATAAACAAAATTACGATTTAGCAATAAATTGTGCGGTAGAAATGCAGTTTATGGCGATACAACTACAAGAATGGGCGGAAAAAAAAGAATGGACGAAAAAACAAAATGAGCCATGAATTATTAAAACAAGTTGCTGAAATCACAAACAAAAAAACTACAAAGCTATCGGCTACTGAAGTTTTTGAGTTGCAATTGTGCGCCTGTGTCTTAGATTTTATAAATGACGTTGGTAGCGTGGACGAATTAAAACAAAAAGTGCAAGATTTTATCGACAAAAAACAGGTAAAAAATGCGACGAGCCGCCAGGACTGACGAAAACCAAGAGCAAATTGTAAAGGCCTTGCGGGCCGTAGGCGCATCGGTCCAAAGCCTGGCGGCCGTGGGCCATGGTGTGCCGGACTTGTTGGTAGGTTACGAGGGGAAAAATATTTTGATTGAAATTAAAGATGGCAATAAAACGCCCTCTAAGCGCAAATTGACCGATGACCAAATGAAGTGGCACGAAAGCTGGAACGGGGGCGCTGTGGCCGTTGTAGACAGCGTAGACGCCGCTTGGGCAGCGTTAGGCATAATGAGGGGTAACGCATGAACGAAAAACGCATTGATCCTGAGCAATCAGCCGAAGACATACGGAACAAAGCCCCAGCTTTTGGTGAAGCTAAAGCGCAAAGGGTATTTTTGGAAGAATTCAGGCGTAGCAAAAAAGCCATGTTGATGAAAGATTGCTACACCATGGGGGTTGAGGCTGCCAACGCTCAAGAGCGCGAAGCACTAGCCGACCCAGAGTACGTCCAGCTGCTGAAGGGTTTGGCGGCCGCGGTCGAAAAAGAGGAAACTCTTAAATGGGAAATAGAGGCCGCCAGGCTAGAAATTGAAATTTGGCGAACCCGACAAGCAACTGCGCGAGTGGTCAACAGGTCGCACGAATGATTCTCAAGCACAAATACGTGCGAAGCAAAAAGCTATTGCGTCTGGTGGCCGGTCTGGATTGCCAGCTGTGCGGCAGCAGCCAATGCGTCCAGGCGGCGCACACGAACTGGGGCGGCGGCAAAGGGCGAGGAATTAAAGCCGACGACAACCTAATCGCTGCTTTATGCATGAACTGCCATCACGAAATCGACCAGGGCAGCAAATGGTCAAGGAATATGCGCCAGCAAGCCTGGTATTTTGCCCATAAAAACACCGTTGAAAATTTGGTAAGCACTAAGCAATGGCCAGTAGACATACCGGTGCCTGATGAAGCACAATTCAATTTCCTTAGTTTGTGGTGATTTTTTGGGGGGGACTGTTCTCCCCCGTTTTTTTGCATTAATATCCCGCTATGGATGACGAAGCCGCCGAATTTATTGCCGCCCTGTTGCATAGCAGCACGGTGACGCATTTCATGCACTTATCGACCGATTCATATTCGGCCCATAAAGCATTGCGCCGTTATTACGACGAAATTATTGACTTGGCAGACGATTTTGCCGAAGCCTACCAAGGGCGATATTCCAAGATCAAAGCGTATCCAGAGGAATTTCACAGCGCAAAAGACCCTGTAAAATATTTAAAATCGTTGCAAAAGTTTGTTGATGAATCCCGTAAAGATTTGCCCACAGATTCAGAAATTCAGAATATTATTGACGAAATTTCACAATTGATTGATTCCACGCTGTATAAATTAAAATTTCTTGATTAAGGAAAAACCATGAAAAACAACGCAGAAATGCAGCCTAAAGGCTACGGTACAAGCGCAAAAGCACCAGCTGGCGCCACAGCAAGCGACATGAGTGGCGAGCGTATGGGCAAAGTGGTCAATGGCGTTGGCATGGGCAAAGCTGATGCAACTGGTCCCGACTGCGCGTTTGACGGTGGCCGCAGCAAAGGCGTTTGCTACACACACGACCGCAAATCGTATCAGAAATAAATGGCTACCCAGCTGTCGCAATTAGCAGCAGCGGGTCAGCAACCACAGGCGCCACAAGCACCGCAATCGACGCAAGCTAGTCTTGCGTCGATGGTGCCACAGCCAAAGCTGACCCAAGCTGGACAACCGGCCATGCCCCAGGCTGGGCAGCCGGCACCTACCGGACAATCAGGTAACCCGATTGAAGCCGCGTATTTTGATCGCCTACAGAACGATTATTCTGGCCTGGCGGCTGAGTATTCTCAATTGCCGCAAACAGACAATGGGCGCATTCTCAATACTGACGATGCCCGCGAAATGTCACCCGAATATCGTATGGACCGCACCAGGTCAGCTGACGTACACGAACCGTCGTCAGCGTTTGTAAAACAGATGTACGCTGAAAAGCTATCGCAAGATACTCCACCAGGCAAAAACAATACCGTTGTGTTTACGGCTGGCGGCACGGGGGCGGGGAAGACAACAGGTTTGCAAGAAGCGCAAAAGGTCAATCAAAACATTAAAGAATCTGAGATTGTCTACGATACAAACATGAATTCGTTTGATTCTGCCGACAAGAAAGTGCAGCAAGCGCTGAAAGCTGGACGCAACGCCAGTATTATCTATACGTATCGCGATCCGGTTGAAGCCATGGAAAATGGTTCATTAAAACGCGCCAGCCGCATGGAAGCCGAACTTGGTACCGGTCGGACCGTGCCAATTGACGAGCATTTCAAAACCCATGCAGGGTCCCGCGAAGTGATGGAACAACTGCAATCCAAATATGGAAACGACCACCGATTTCATATGATGGTCATTGATAACAGCCGCGGCGCGGGCAATGCTGCTGTGGTAAGCGGTCTTGACAAATTACCCAAACTGGACCATACTGTAGTAAGAAAGGGATTAAATGATGCACTCGAAAATGCCTACAAGTCTGGAAAAATCAGCCAAGCAATCTACGAAGGAACACGCGGCAACGCCCGCTGAACATCGTATGAAGCGAATGCATGAGGCCAGAACGAAAGACATGGCCCAGGCAATGGCTGATGCTTTAAATGCTGCGGTACGTGCTGGCAAGGCAATCAAATGAGCGAAATGCGTTGTAAGACGTGCCGTTTCTTTAGTACATCCCAAATAATGGGTTTGTGCCGACGTTATCCCGAATTGCAAAACAAGCATGAACGCGATTGGTGCGGCGAGCACCAGCTGGTGCAAAGCGTCATGGTGCCGATTTATGACATTATGACCGACGAAACCAAGCCGGTTGAAATGCCTGTCGAACTCAAAAAACGTGGAAGAAAGCCAAAAAATGTGTCCAATACGTCCGCTGCGTGACCGCATCGTTGTCCAGCCAAACGTCAGAAAATTGTCTGACATTATTTTTACTGTTAACAGCGAAAAGATAAACGAAGGCACAATTGTGGCCGTTGGGTCTAAGGTTCACCAGGCTAAAGTTGGCGATTTTATTAAGTACGGCAACGGCACATATTTAAATTGGCCCATCCATGAGTTTGATGGCCAAGACTATCAGATCATCCAGGAAGCAGACATTTGTGCGATTGTGGAGTGACCATGGCTAAAGCAATCCCCAGGACGACCACCGGCAAAGGTAAAAATTACAACCCGACCGAAAAGGGCGCGGGGATGACTGCCAAGGGTCGGGCAGAATATAATCGGAAAAATGAATCAAATTTGAAACCACCAGCACCAAACCCGAAAACAAAAGCTGACGCTGGACGAAAGGCCAGTTTTTGCGCGAGAATGGAAGGGGTGGTAAAAAACGCGAAAGGCCCCGCGGAACGGGCCAAAGCCAGCCTAAAAAACTGGAATTGTTAAACCCTTTTGGAAATAATAAAGGAATTAAAAATGGCTAATACTAAAGCAATTGGTGTCGCATTTGCCGACCCAGCATTTGACAGCGTACAAGTTGGTTCGTCTGGCGTACCTATTTCAATCACATCAGCTGGCGTGTTAAATGGCGCATATGCGACCACAAGCGCGGCAACTGGCGACACCCGTTTGTCATACAACAAACTGACGTTCACTAGCACCGGTTCCGGTGAAGTTGTGCGCGGTTTTGCTGTTGTGACCGGTGCTGGCGCTGCGGCTGCTGGCACGATCAACGGCGCTCATTACAGCACTTCAGTCAATACTGGCGGCACTATCAGCGGTGCGGCCAACGCTATTCGTGCAACCATTGGTGGTTCGTCCACCAATCCTGGCGGTACGTTGGCAGCATTGCAATTGGACTCTGATTTTGCAACGGGCGGCACTTGCTCAAACGCATCATTTATGCGTGTAACCAACTCAGGCACGGGTGAAGTTGGAAACTTTGCTTTGATGCCCGCGGTCAGCGCAACTGGCGTGTTTCGTGCCAAGGTCGGTTCACCTGTGGTTACCCATACCATTCCAGTAGTAAGCGGTGGCACCACGTACTACATCATGGTTTCGACAGTTGCCTAAACCATGTTGAAGCACCCTGACCCTGAAGTGCAATTTCTGGTCGAAATGCTAGAAAGCCAGCGGGATTCGGCGGTGGCCCAGGCTGCCGCTAATTTCCGCATGGCCCAAGAACTTCAGGCGAAGGTAAATGAATTGGAAGTCCAGGCCAACAAAGGCTTGGATGACCAATCCGATAATGAAAAAATTGAGAAAACTGACTAATGGCTACCGGACTATATGCAAACATTCACGCAAAACGTGAACGCATTGAAAACCAAAAGGCTGCTGGAAAGAAACCTGAAAAGATGCGAAGCCCAGGGGACAAAGGCGCCCCAA